ATTTCCATCTCTTATCTGGAGAACCAGCCTGAACTGGCGGTAACTGGCGATAATCAGCAGGTGGATTGGCGTATTGGCAGGGAGCAGCCAAGGTTGGAGAGTGTGGGTGTTGGGGGCTTGTCGTATGGCCCTTTGGTGGCTGAGTGGGCTAAGCGTTTTATGCAAATCACGTTGATGCCGTGGCAGGTGCACGCAATTTCAGCGCAGTTGTCTAAGGATGAGAATGGCGATTTGCAGTTCCGTGAGGCGTGTGTCAGTACGGCTAGACAAGCTGGTAAATCTGTGGCGCTACAAGCACTTCTTGGCTGGTGGATTACTGAGGGGGCAATCCTGCGTGGTGGGCCACAGTCTGTTATGTCTGTTGCCAACAAACTTGACCGCGCAGAAGCAATCTTTACTTCTTTGGCTCACATACTTAAAGACATTTTTGGGGCAAAACTTGTGATGGCTGTAGGCCGTAAATCTGTTGAGATGCCTGACGGCTCGCGCTGGGAAGTACGCGCAGCTACTAAATCTTTGCATGGTGGTAGCCATGATCTGATTGTGGTTGATGAGTTGTGGGACATTGACCCTGAGGTGGTGGATGATGCTTTGCGCCCATCGCAGATTGCTCGAAAGTCACCTCTGCTTTCTTGCTGGAGTACAGCTGGTGATCAGTCCTCAGAAACAATGATTAAGATGCGCCAGCAGGCTATGGCTGATATTGACAAGGGCTTAACGTCATCTTTGTATTTTGCTGAATGGTCTATGCCAGGGCATCTTGACCCTTACGATGAGCGCAACTGGTATTGGGCAAACCCGTCTTTGGGTACCACGATCACCATTGACGCTTTACGGGCCGTGTCTAAGAAGGACAGTTTCATGCGTGCCCACCTAAACCAGTGGATTACGGCTAGGGGGGCATGGTTGGATTTGGGAATTTGGGAAAAAAACCAAACAGATATTCCTATGCCTGAGGGTGGCATATTGTCTGTGGATAGTTCTGTAGATGACGCACGTTATGTGGGTGTGAGGGCTGCAGAGATTGACGGGCAGGTCATAGTACAAACCGAGTTTGTGGTAGAGACCGAAGCCGATATGTGGACTGCTATCGCCCAAGTGATGGAAAACCCAGAGGTGCAGCTGCTGATTACACCTACGCTCGATATCCATGTGCCGACTTCCCTGCGCAGGCGCACCAGCCTTACTGGCTATGCAGAACTAACTAGATATACGACACTGGTTAGGTCAATGATCCATGAAGGCAATGTGAAACACCACGGCGAAACCTTGCTCGCTGACCATTGCGGTAGGGCAGTACTTGTCAAGGTGCCATCTGGTGCTGTGCTTAGTTCTCAAAAGTCACCCGGGCCGATAGAGCTGTGCCGTTGCATGGTGTGGGCTGTAGCGCAAGTGTCAAAGCCTAAACAAAAGACAAAGCCAATGATGGTGGTAGTCAGTCGCTAAAGTATCAACGGTACTGCTCTGGGAGTTGTCGGGATGAGCAGGGCAGTACCACACACACCCGGCAGAAAGTGGCATACTACCGCTATGGGTATTTTCAATAAGCCAGTTACAAAAGCCGCAATCTCTACACCATCAGTGCAGGCTGCTGTGGGATACGCGCCAGCAGGCATTAGCAAAAACCCGATAGACAACTTCTATAATTACCAAGAGGGCGCAGCTCGTCAGCGCGCCATGACCATTGCCACTGTGTCTAGATCACGCGACTTGTTGGCTTCCGTTATCGGTTGTATGCCGTTAAAAATGTACGGCGAAATATTTGATGACGCCACAGGCGAAATGGAAGAAGTGCCACTGGCACCACGTTCTTGGCTACGCCAGCCAGACCCAGCAGTCACTTTCAACTTCCTAATGGCGTGGACACTTGACGATTTGCTGTTCTACGGGCGTGCCTTTTGGTACATCACAGAGCGCACACAAGACGGCTTTCCGTCTAAGTTTCAGCGCCTACCTGCTGGCTCGATAACAACTTTGGATGAGCAAGGCCCGGTGTTCTTTCATCCTTCTAAGTCCATCAGTTTTGCTGGCAATGATCTTGACTACCGCAACATTGTCCAGTTTCTAAGCCCTATACAAGGCATTGTTTACAGCTCAGAACAGACCATCACTACAGCGTTAAAGATTGAGCAAAGCCGATACAAAAACGCACAATCGTCTTTGCCTAGTGGCGTATTAAAGCAAACTGGCGGCGAGCCGTTAAGCGCTCAGGAGTTGTCAGAGATTGGCGCGGCCTTCCAAGAGGCTCGATTGACCAGCCAGACCGCCGTACTAAACGAGTTTTTAAGCTACGAAGCCAGCACTGCCACCCCCGACAAGATGCTGATGATTGAGTCCGCACAGTACAGCGCCCTTGATTTGGCACGCCTATGTGGTGTTCCCCCCTACCTTGTGGGCGTGTCCACTGGCGCTTATGCCTACACCAGCAGTGAGCAATCACGCGCTGATCTCTACATCTTTGGCGTTAAGCCATACGCCGATTGCATAGCCTCAACACTCAGCATGAACAACGTGCTACCGCGTGGCACCTATGTAAAGTTTGATGCAGACAGTTACCTAGAGGAAAACTATGTAGCAGACAAAATGGATAGCCCAGACCAACCAAAAGAAAACACACAGGAGTCCCTAGCATGATGCGCTTTACCAGCTCAACATTTTCAATAGATGCAGCCCAAGATGGCAGCCCTAAGCGCACCATTACAGGCATTGCTTTGCCATACAACGTGGAAGCCACAGTCTCTGGTGGTCAGACAGTTTCTTTCTTGCCGGGCAGTTTGCCCACAGAAGGCAAAGCGCCCAAGCTCTATATGAGCCACGATGCCAGTCAGGCCATTGGCCTTGTGACTGAGCGCAGCGATGACGAGGAAGCCATGTACTTCACAGCCAAAGTCTCAACCACAGCCCTAGGTGACGAAGCACTGGTGCTCGCAGCTGACGGAGTTTTGGACTCTGTAAGCGTTGGCGTAAACCCCACCAAGTTTTCATACAACGAAGATGGCGTCATGATTGTGGAAGCAGCCGACTGGATGGAGTTGTCACTAGTACCACAGCCAGCCTTTAGTGGTGCTACCATCACAGATGTTGCAGCAAGTATCCCCACATCAGAGGATGATTTGAGCAATAATACAGAAACGGCACCCGATGAGCCTGAACCCACAGAGTCAGAGGAGACCGAAGTGTCAGAAACCCCAGCCCCAGAAGTCATTGAAGCATCATCTATTTTTGCCCAGCCAAAGCGCAAGTTTGCTATGCCAACACCCGGCGAATACCTTGCCGCTATGCACGCAGGTGGCGACACCTTCCACAACGTAAACGCTGCATACAAAGAAGCAGTACGCGATCAGCAGACAGCACTTCAAGCAGCTGCAGGAGATGTTCTTACAACAGACACCCCTGGACTTTTGCCAGTGCCAGTTCTTGGGCCATTGTTCCAAGACCTGAACTTTGTTCGACCAGTCGTTTCAGCTTTTGGTGCGCGCTCAATGCCAAACACCCCAAGCAAGACCTTTATCAGGCCAACAATCACCACGCACACAAGTGCAGCAACACAAACAGAAAACTCAGCAGTTTCTGCTACCACCATGGTTATTGCTTCTAACACAGTTACCAAAACAACTGTCGCTGGTCAGGTCACATTGACAATGCAGGACATGGACTTCACAGACCCTTCATCTATGAACCTTATCCTCAATGACCTTGCTGGTGAGTACCTCATTGCAACAGACAACATTGCAGCTGACAACTTGGTTGCTGGTAAAACAGCATCAGGCTCAACATGGACTGTTACCGCAGACAACCCGACATCACTGATCAATGCTTTGTATGACGCAGCGCGCGAAATTACCGAGGACAGCAACTACTTCCCAACTCACCTTTGCGTGTCACCAGATGTTTGGGAAAAGTTAGGTTCACAGCTTGACGCCTCAAAGCGCCCAATCCTTGGTTACACCACAAACGGCGTTATTGGTCAGAACAGCATTGGTCGCGTAGGCGGCTTGCAGTACACAGGCATGGATGTAATGGGCCTTAACCTTGTTGTGGATAACAACTTTGCATCGGGAACAATGCTCGTTGTTTACGCACCGGGCTACGAAATCTACGAAGCACAGCAAGGCGTTCTCTCAATCGCTAACCCAAGCACATTGAGCCGCACGTTCTCTTACTACGGCTACTTTGCAACTTTCGTTGCTAAGTCAAGTTTCATTCAGGGCATCGTAATCGCTTAGTCCGAAAGGCGGCTACCGCCGATGGCTACATACACAGTCACTTTCAAGCAACTGCTAGACAACTATGCAGTGCTACAAACACTGACGGATACTGAAATAGAGGTGGGGCAGTCCATCACTGTTGCCAGTGTTGCTTCACCCTTTAACGGCACCTTTGTTGTCTATGCCATGCCCAAGTATGAGTACATTGGCATAGACACTGAGGGCGACCTGCTGTTTAACAGCAATGTCAGTATCCCTAATCAGGTGCTCTTTAAGTGCACTGGCACTGACGTTGAACGCACAGCATCAGCTACTGGCACAATCACTTATACGCAGAACTGCACATGGATAACCGTGGCAAACTTGATCACATATTTGGGCACAGACATTACTAACCCCAGTGATGACTACACACTGGCAACTCAAGCTGCAAATGCGGCTAATGACTTTTGCTATAGGCGCAGGCAAGAGTCTGGCTACTTTGACAGCTTGACAACTTCACCGGGCCACGATGTCACCCTTGGCACAGTGATGTATGCAGCGGCTCTGTTTCGTGCTCGTGGCTCAGTTCAGGACACCTTTGCTACCTTTGACGGTATGGGCACTGCAAGCGTTTCTGCGATGACTCCAGTTATCAAGCAGCTTCTGGGCATCCATCGCCCACAGGTGGCGTAGTGGCCTACACAGACTGTCTCAACGTGGGTCTAGATGACCTAACCGCAAAACTTACAGCGGTAACTGGCTTGCGCGTCATAAATGACCCGACCAAGTTAATACCGAATTGTGCT